ATCATTTACATCATCGACTGTCTGTACTTCCTACGGCAAATGATGATCTTGTTGTTTCTGCTTATTATGAGACTGATTACAAATGAACCTGCAACCAGTTAAGATCACCAGGACGATTACTTATACTCCTACAGATCATATTATTAATGATCTATTCAATGGAGAACTTACTCAACAAGAGTTTGCTGAATGGGTAAAAGAATACTCTGATGAAGATTTTGATGATTGGAATTGTCCAAAGTCTGAAGGTATTGAAAAGACAGAGACTATGGTAATTCAATACAAATGACAATGCAAGAATTGATCTTTCGATTTACTCCTGAAGAATTAGTTGTAATTCAAGAACTCATTCTATTCATTCAAGATGATATTCCAGAATGGATGAATGAAGATGCTTATCATTCCTTATATGAGAAAGTAATGTCTAATTGATATTATCATCCCCATCTTTTTTTCATAGCAATTTTACCCATTTCACTTGCTTTTTGTCTTGATGGCTTATATCTTTCTGCAAAGGTAATTTCATCAAATTCAATATTATCTTTTAGTTTGAAGAAATACCAACCACGACATTGTTGTTTATTATCTACTGAACTTCTTATACTTCTTGATATTTCGCCATTACTAATATCTAATTCTCTTGATGCTTCCTTAATAGAAGACCATTCTTTATAATCTCCATTACGAGTGTAAGCACAAATTGGTTGAGAATATTTCATTTTAAGTATAGGCAGTTTCTCACCTTTCCAACTCCATCTATAACCATATGCAGAAAATCTTTCTCCATTAGCACATCTGCTAATTGCACTTAATTCTTTTCCTATAAACTCTGCTGCATCTCTCACTGATGCAAAGTCTTGTATTCTTTCTCCTTTTTTTGTATATTGTGTAACTGGTTTTGCCTCTGTATCATATCGAATATTACCACCTAATGTTGCATTATATCCTTCATAAAAGGTATTAAACTTTGCAATGTAATATATTTCTCTTTCCTCTACTTTATCATCACTACATTCTTCTATAAGTCTAAACTTAAAGTTATCTACTCCATATTTGTTAATAGCAAGATGTATAGGATAAGATGGTCTATATTTACTATCTTCTAAGTGTTGTTTCCATCTATCATAAGGATTTGCTTGTCTAGTTAATCCTACGTATTGCTTTTGATTGATTGTATTTGTAATGGAATAAATGTATGCCAATTTATGAAAGTCCGTCTTTGTGTTATATATTCTAAAATGTGTTGATTTTCATACTTTTGTGATGTAATTATATAATGATAGTGTTATATAATGTTATTAAATCTCTTTTAATGCTTATAAATGCTCTGAGATCCTTGTGATCTTGGATTTCCTATTCTAGCACGACCGCGATTTTATTGCAAGACCCCCGAGGACACATAAAAACCTGGCACAAGCACACACAAACTCCCAGGTGCTCTATGATATTATAAACACTCTCAGAGACACTTATATGCCCCAGGAAGGCACTTATAATTACTCTCAGGACACAGAGTACCTTATAACACCTATTTCTAAGAACTTGTATAAATAAAACAACTATTCAAACCAATCAGTCCTTGAACTTTCCTACGGGGTCAAAAGTCAAATCTGAAAGATAAGAATAGAATACTCTGAATGTTTATAGTAAAGGCGAACAGGGTTTAACTATAAGTTTCCCAATGTGCCGAATGCCCGATGAAGAATATCAAACTCCTTCGTGATTAGATAAGTCTCGTAATGAATGATAAGAATAGCAGATCCTAATACAAGCAAATTAAAATTGCTTCGTGATTAGGTATGTTTCGTATGCTTTCTTATAATTGAATAAGAAAAACAGATACTTTATAAGTTCATTCGTGATTATAAGAAGTTCGTAATATCTCTGAGACTTCAAAGATCTTCTTATCAACCAGCAATCAAACTCCTTCGTGATTAGATAAGTTTCGTGCCAGATCTTATTGATATCATAGCACAAAACAATAAGAACGTCAAACTCATTCGTGATTAGATAAGTTTCGTGCCAGATCTGATAGAATCACACAGAAACCAGACAGAATGTTATGTCAGCATTCGTGTATAAGAATCATTCGTTCTGGCAGATCTCACAATAAATAACCCAAGTCATAATTGTACCTTGACAGGTCATGTAAGACTTGATAGAATAGTCCATGTCAGTTCATTCTCTTCTACGTCTTATGGTTAACACGTATCTATCGGCACAAAAACATAAGTATCGTATTACACTTGAACTTGATGTGATGGAAGATTTTAATCCACATCAGATTGATTGGAATAAACTCTTTGATCTTGAACCATCAGAACACGTTGAGAGTTATGTAGAAGATCTCTCTGTTCGTTGGTAATTCTTATAATCTTCGTGTTGTTTTATAAGAATTGGCAGTGTTTGTGTATTTGTAGCACAACTGTTTGCCCCAATGTATAACAAACCTCACAGTTTTATATAAATGCAGCGTCTAATGTATAAACAATCATCGAATGTTCGTGAGTTGTTGATACTTAGCAGTGCGTTTTATGTTTTTTCGTGGGGTTTGTGATACTTATAGAGCAGCAATCGCTGGCAGTTAGTATAAAACACACGAATAAGTATAGTTTATTCGTGACAGTTTGTTATTCGTGTTAGCAGTTATTTGATTTTGTTTGTTATTGTTTATAGCGGGCGTTGCGGTTCTAAGCCCCCTAAGGCGCCCCCCGTTTATAAAAAAGTAAACTACCCTAACCTACAAAGTCTTGCTTTCGACCTTTAAATATCACTCTCATAAAAAATTTTCCGGAGAAAAAAAATGTTTACCCGATGGATTCATAAAAACGGTAAATCAAAACCCGATCGCCGCTGTAAGTCATGTAAGAGTCAAGCGAAAACAAATGGAGCACGGAAAAGAAAGAAGAAGTGAAAAACAAAACTCCTTATTGGAATTTCTGGAAGGTAGTCTTTGCAGGGTGGTTAATACGCTATCCTGATAAGGTTTTCCGTATCATTGGAATACCCCTAGGAATTCTCATAGTTGTGATATATAATGCAGTAACAAAATAAGTTACTTAAAAAAAATTTTTCCAGAAAATTTTGAGGTCCAGATGGAAAAAATATATCACATCTATGCAAAGGATAAGTGTTTATTTCATTCAATTCAAGAAGATGAATTTAAGGTTACATGGAAAACTCTGAATCAACTTGTTGGACTGATGCATACTGACTATTCTGTTGAGGATCTGTCGTATGAAGAACTGACAATTAACAAAGAAATTTGTCTAAATTCATCACATTGACACCCTTGCGGTAGGAAATGTGTAGCATTGACAAGACATATATAGACTGATAAAATTGATCTGAAGGTTATTTTAACTTTATGACTTTATTAGAAAAGTTTTATAAAAAATTACCTGATATTCTTGACGAAAATTCTTGTTGGGAGTGGAAGGGAGCAATTGATGCTTATGGATATGGTGTTTTATCTAATAAGGATAAAACGATAAAAGCACATAGAGTATCTTATGAAATTTATTATTCGGAGCCATTAGGAGATCTTCATTGCCTCCATAAATGTGACAATCCTTCCTGTGTAAATCCACTGCATTTATTCGCAGGAACAAATCTCGATAATGTAAAAGATAAAGTTAAAAAAGGAAGATGCTATACAGGAAATCAAAAAGGTGAAAATAACGGAGCATCAAAATTATCGGATACTCAAGTATCAAAAATTAGAGAGTTGTATAATTCTGGAAAATATACAACTCTTAAACTAGGAGAAATGTATAATGTAAATCGTTCTACAATTTCTTATATTATAAACAACAAAACTTATAAACATTTATTGGAGGTTTAATTCGTGGCGAAGGGATTTACAGTTAAAGCAGCATCACCAAAACCCCAAGAACAAGAATGGGATTATGATGCAATTAAAGAACGAATGAAAGGAAAGAGTATTGTTTTTTGTCTTCCTGGTCGTGGATGTTCTTTTATTTTTCTCAAAGCATTTGTACAACTTTGTTTTGATTTAGTTCAAAATGGAATGAGTATTCAAATTTCTCAAGATTACTCATCAATGGTAAACTTTGCCCGTTGCAAGTGTTTAGGTGCAAATGTACTTCGTGGACCAAAGCAAATTCCTTGGGATGGTAAATTGGAGTATGATTATCAACTTTGGATTGACTCGGATATTGTCTTTAATACAGAAAAATTCTGGCAATTGTGTGATCTTGCTCTGAATAATGAAGGAGAGGAAAAAGAAGTTGTTGCTGGATGGTATGCCACAGAGGATGGGCACACAACCTCAGTAGCACACTGGTTAGAAGAAGATGACTTCCGCAAAAATGGTGGAGTTATGAATCATGAAACCGTAGAATCCATTAGTAAGCGTCGTAAACCCTTCACTGTTGATTATACTGGTTTTGGTTGGGTTCTGATTAAAAAAGGCGTCTTTGAAAATCTCGAATACCCTTGGTTTGCTCCAAAGATGCAAGTCTTCGAATCTGGGAATGTTCAAGATATGTGCGGTGAAGATGTCTCATTCTGTCTTGATGCAAAAGAAGCAGGATTTGAGATCTGGTGCGATCCTCGTATTAGAGTTGGACATGAAAAAACTCGCGTAATCTAATGACAAAATCTTACAACCTTTTATATAAAGGACGTAAAATTTATACAAATCTCACTATCGAAGAGTGTAGTGAGATTATTCAAGATTTCTCAGAACGTTATTTTTCTGGAGAAAATGTTGATCCTAATGAAATTGAAATGGAGGAAATTTTAAATGGCTAAAATTGGTGGTTCTAATAAGATTCTATTCCAACCCGGAGCACCTAAGAAGACTCGTCAAGGACGTTCTTCTCGCACATTGCTAAGTGCAACTTCCCGTAATGGACGTAAAAA